CTTCTCAGCCTCAAATATTACCATCTTACCAATCTCATCACTTGCACGATAAAACTGCTGCACACCTCTTAATGACTTGCCGGTGAGTCGCTTTAATCCAATACCCAGCCCCTTATCGAACATCTCAGTAATAGACTCAGAGTTCTTGAGGAATTTGTTGTGCTCTTCCAGCACACGGCGAAGCTCGGATGTTGTCGCCTCCTCACCCGTCAGACCTAATCGGGTCATCTTATTGTAGTATTCCTGAAATGCCTGATCACTGCCAGCAGCGGCAGCCCAGCTCGCACTGACCGCATTTCTCACATCTTTCCACTTCACTCGATGAAGCAAGCCGTTCATCATAGCAAAACCGAGCTGACCGATAAGGTTGCGGGAGTGCGTCATCACACTGCCGAGCGTTGCAGCTGACTTCGTGATTACGTTCAGTTTGGCAATGAATCCCAGCACACCATCCAGTGAAGTGTTGAGCATCTCATCATAATTGTTGATCAGCTCAGCAACATCAGCTGTGGTGTATAAGCCGGCAAGCGGCCCATACTCGGTCTTAGATTCAGCACCCTTTTGGTCAGGCTTTTTAAGCACTTTGCCCCCGATCTTCGAATGAGCCCCAGCGGCATTGCGTGCTTCAAAGTCTTTCTCCTCAAAAAAGATCTTACCCATCCCTTCCTGCTTCATATCATTAAGCAGCTTCTGCCTGCCGATAAAGTGAACCATCCGGCTTACAGAGCGGGCGTAGTTAACGATGGGGTCTTTGTAGTCACCGAGTAGGGCTGTGATCTCTGGTGCGAGGTCTTTCTTTTTGGTGAAGAGTGACAGGTCTTTTGCCCCCAGCTTGCCTCGCATATAAAGGTCACGCCCGCCTTCTCCTGAATACTTCGCAAGCAAATCTCTGGTCTGTGCTAGAGCTTGAGCCTGAGCTTCAGCTGGTGGGACACCATTCTTTATCAGTTTGCGCTCAATAAAACTGACAGCTGCGGCGAACACATCAGGGTCCAGATTTTTGACGTAATTCTTATCATCGAAGATGCGATAGCTGCGGGCGAGGTATGTGCCAATTTTGGAGTCAATCTTTGCAGCAAGCTCACCGGAAACCCACCCCTTCTCCAGCATATAGCGGGACAGACCATCAATCTGTGCACGCATTTCACTGATCACATCAGCAACCCCCTCAGGGATGGACTTCATTGCTTCCTTATCGCCGGATAGTGCAGAATTGATTACAGCCACTTCAGCATCATCAATGCTGTCATAGTTTTCGCGGATGGCATGCCTCAACCTACGGTCAGTCTGATTGATAACATTGGTCCTGCTGTTGATGTAGGCATCGCTATCAATCTTCTTCTGATAGATATTTACATACTCATCCGTCTGACCGGGAACCTCAATCTTTGATGGCTTGAGAAAACCTTTGCGACGAAGTAACAGCAATGCTTTGCGCTTGTCCGGAATTTTGCTGAGAACATTGGCAATCAAGCTCACTTTCGGAGACGAAGCATATGTCAGCGGGTCGGATGTTCTGGCAGCACCTTCTCTGGCTATCTGGTAAAACAGTTCCAGCTTGTCTGAGTTGGCGTCATTTTGAAGGTAAGCATACAGCTTTGTGGAAGCTTTACTAACCCACTTGCTGGCTGATGCGATTGAGCTGTCAGACATGCCCAGCAGTTCGGCAATCTGCCCTAGTGCCATGCCGGCACTCTTGCCGCGCAGTGCGATCTTCTCCTTCTCCGTGAGGCCGGCCTCTTCCATAATGGGGTCAAGCTCTTCGAAAAGCTTTTCCAAACGCTCCATATCTGAAAGCCCAATATCAACTGACGCTTTTTCCGGAGACGCAGCAACATCTGGAACAAGCTCACCGACAGTGGCGGAACCTTCCCCTCCTGCTGGCGCATCGAGGGAAATCTGACCGTAATCTCCCCCTCTCTTCTGAGCACTCTGACGCTTTAGAGCATCTTTGACAGCGTTGTTCCTGCCGCTAACCCAGCTCCATTCGTTATCGCCAGTCTCAAGCGATTTCTTCAGCTGCTTAACGTGCCTCTCAACAAGGTTGTTTATGGCAAAATCTTTATGGGTCGCATCCAAACTTATACCCAAATCACCCATAGCGAGGTCTATGCTCATCTCATAGCTGTTCTCGGCATATGCTTTGGATACAGCTTCCACCACCGGCAGCGGCCAATCATCACCTGCATCCTCGTAAAGAGTAGCGTTAGCCTCAACAGCGGGCTCCGCCTTAGGCTCGGCCTCAATGTCACGGGAAGCGACATCATTACGTTGAGCGACCGGAACCTTTGCGAGCCTCTTGTCCTCGGTGGTAATAGCCTCACCAATCTCCGACTGGTAAGCATCCATCAGGAACTTCTCAACACGATCCAGATGTGCCTTCGCACCTTTGGAAAGATTAAGCTTAACGAGCATATTGCTCAGTGCTTCAAGTATCGACCTGATGAACGGGCTGCGGTAAGCATCCTCTGTCACCTCATTGGTGTGCTTTTTCTGAATGAGCTGACGAACAAACTCCTGAGCCTGATGCACTGGATCAATGAAGTCTTCACCGTAAATCTTACGGGCAGCTTTCACCTCAGCAGGCGTCATCTTTACGGCAATGTCTGTAAAGTAATCATTGATGAACTGCTGTAAGGTTGTGCTTTTCTCAATAGTGCCATCAGCAATTAGACGTGCATATTCAAGTGTCAACGCCTGACCATCGAGGTTGTGCAGCATCTCCTCCTCAATAACTTTATCCAGCTTGAACCGTTTGTTCTTCAGACTGGTTTCCAATCTCTCAGGATCAATGAAGACTGCATCCGTGATACCGCTGCGCACAGCTGATGCGATACCTGCACCGGATTGCATCTTCCGGATTACGATCCTGCGTAAACCCATCTTAGATCCGAATCGCTTCTCAACAGCTTTAATGGCTTTGTTCAGCTTAGACGACAGGTCATTGCTTAACTCGCCACCGCTCACCGATACACCATCAACAACAATTGCCGGCGGCGCGTCAGTTTCCACAGCTTTCGGTCGTGGCGGCTCACTCACCAGTTGCTGCATCTGCTGTAAATCCTGATAAGAAAGCAAACCGGAAGGAGGTGTTATGCTAACGGGAAGCACATTGGCGAGATTGCGATCAATGGCTTCAATCTCAGCGATGGTAGCATCAACAGTGTCAGGGTTTGTCTCACCAATACTACCGACAATGAGAGCAGACTTACGGTCCTGCAACTTTTCAACAATCAATCGCTGTGTTTGGTTTAAGCTACCCCCGGCTAAAGCTATCTCAACGAACTCAGACAAGTCCTGAGAGCTTCTGGGGGTGGATGCAGGAAGCTCAGTGCGCTCACTGTCTGGTAAAGCTTCGATACGGGAAGTAATGGCTCTTGCCTGATTCTTCAGGTTTTCGACCTCTGCCTCCTGAGCCCTCAATTCCTGCGACACTTGAACAGGAATCTGCCTGACTTGTTCAGCTTGAAGCTCTCTCTGAGCCTCTGCCTGCTGAATAAACTTAGTCAAACCGGTTTCAGGCGCGAAACGAAGCTCATCAACCATCTGCTGCGTGATGGCAATACCCGTAAATGGCAACTCTTCCGCCGGAATACCCAGTGCCTGAGCTGCAAATTGCATGTCCTCATCGGAAACAGGCTGCTCAACAGTGCTGTCACGCTCGGATTGTTGTTGCTTGGAGGTTTCCAGAGTGGTTTTGTAGCGTTTCTCACGCTCATCAATAGCCGAAAGAGTGCGGGTAAGCTGCTTGTAAGCTTCTATCTGCTTGCGAACACTCTCCGGAGCTGCCGAAACAGCTGCCTGACGCACGAACTGATCAGCCTCCTCCTTAGTTTCGGTGGTAGTAAGCAATTTGTCCCCTTTGTAAACCTCGAAACCACCCTCCGTCTCCGATATTTGGAACTGCAAGAACTCATTATAAGCTTCCTGCGTTTCGATAAACTTATCGACCGTCTCTTGATCCGCGTAACGTAAGCCTGTCGGCACTTCTCCGCTTGAATCAACTCCTTCGCTGTCATATCGGTCCCACCATAGGGGCAATTTTCCATCTTCTCTGGCTTCTTCGACAATCTTCCCGCGCTCAGTGTCCACTGTAACGCTGCGCTGCGCCGCTTCAGCCCGAGTATCGGCAACCACAGCAGCTTCATCCGGTATCAGAGCGTTGCGTGTGTCATTCTCGTCCAGTTTGGCGGCAGTTGCCGGTGCTACTTTCCGGATAGTGTTTCGTCTGGCCAGTTCTTCCGGTGATTTAGGCTGAATAACACGGCGAGCAACATCACCCGCACTACCCAGCGCACCACCCACGGTAAAACTATCCCAAGCTTCACCAATGGACTCCTCAAGTGTAACTGTCGGGTCGTATGAATGGCGGGCAATCACGTAAGAGCCAATGAATCCGGATGCACCTTCTTCTGCGCCCTCGACAACGCCACTTCCAACAAGCCTCTTGAGCCCTGAAGCTTTGGCAACAGACTCAACAGACTCTCTGACAGGCTTGCTTCGCAATGTGGTGGCAAGTTTCTCAAGATCAGTGAGCCCGAGCTTGTTTGCAACCTTCCCGCCAGCACCCATCAGAACAGCGTCCAATGTAGCTTGCGCTGCGGCAGGCAGAGTAGCCTTCGAAGCTGCCTCTTCAGCAGGCAAGCCCTGCCCTTCGTAACCTTTCCGTGCCTGCTGATAAGTGGAACCATAAGATTGAAGCGTTGCCACAGCCATCCCAGCCACAGAAGCAGCTCTGGCAGTTAGCCCAACAGCTGCCCCGGCACCGCCGGTGGCAAGCATTGGAACCAAGCTACCCGCACCGCTGCCAAGCTTTGATGCCCACGCATCCTGATTCACCCCACGGTCAAATCCTATGCCGAAAGCTATGTCACCCGTCTCTCTCAGCTCAGCACCTTCCTCCGCAGCCCGATCAGACAGCTGCCTCATCCGCTTAGACATTTCATCACTGAACGGCTTAGACACTGTTTCAAGCACACCGAAGCCAGCAGCAGCATTGTCAAATACAGTAGACGCAATGGCTGACTTGGTGAAGTTCTCTACAAAACCTGCGGGGTTTTTGTAGTTGTTGTATTCGGATGCGAGCTCAGCATCTTGCTCCAGAAGGTCGGGCAACCTTTCACCGATGCGCAGAGTTAATTCCTGATCAGAAAGATCGTTAAGCTGAGGATATTTTTTCCTGATTCTGGACAGCGTTTTGGATGGCATAGCTTGTTTGTTTTATTTCAGTAACACATCTTCCCTGTCTGGACCCTCTGGGGCAGGATACTGATCAGGGTTTTGCAGGTGCTGTATCCATTGACGCCTCAGCTCTCCGTTCACAGTTTTGCTGCCATCCACGTCCTCAGTGGTTGCCAGCTCTGTAGCCTGTTTAACGATTTTCAAGTAGTCAGACTGTCTGGCCGACTGTCTGGAAGGGGCGGATTTCGTGCGCCCAGTAACACGCTGAACGATGCCTTCCCATAACGCTTTATTCAGATTGCCTTTATAGTCGGAGAGTTGAACAGAGCTAACTGAAGGGTCTGCTTGAATTACGTCTGCCGCAGTTGTGCCATACTTTGAAGCTATGGCGTCAGCCTCCGTCATGCTCCTTCTGTCCCGTGCCGCCTGCATGAAAGACATCCCGTCTTCCCCGTAATCCTCCCAGTTGGCAGGAAGCCCATAGTTGCGAATCAAATCCATCTCATCAGCCCTGTCCTGTGAGACGGCTTGATACTGAAGGCTGCGCTTCTGAGATGCGTAAGCTGCTTCCCTCACCGACATAGCCATCTCAAATCTCTCACCCGTTAGTCCAGACGGAGGCAGGGACAGGCTTGGCGCGTTTTCAGTGTATTCCTTATTGATCAGAGCTGTAAACTTATCCAGCTCTTCAAGCTCTATAGCCTCCCTATTAAACGCATCACTCTGCGTCTTCAGGTCAAACTCAAGCTTCTTCAAGTAGGCATTATCACGAGCAATGGCGGCGTTCACCTGATCTCTCTGAAGATCCAGCCCTTCGTTGAACTGCCGCGCACGCTCAGCGAGATTAGTGCGAAACTGATCCATCTGAGCACCAGCTTGCACTGCCTTCATCCCGAGGTTTGCACCCTGTAAAAAGTAGTCTGTAGGTTCTGCCATAATGTTTATTGTGTTATGCCGGTTTAGGTGTATTACCTGTCTGCCCGAACATGCCCTTCATCGCCATCCCCTGCGCTCCAGCTCCAAATGCTGTACCACCCAACGCACTCAAGCTGTTCCCAAGCCGACTCATTGTGCTGTTGTTGGCATCGCTGATACGCTTTTGGGTCAGTGCGTTATAACTGAATTGATTCTCATTGATCGCATTGGATATCCATTGTGATGGTGTCACATACATTGAAGCTGTTGACATCGGGTTCACAGTGTAATTCTGCCTGAGGTTGCTGGACAAAGCATTGAATGAGTTAAGACCAGCTTGAGTCATCTGTAGGCTGGACAAACCCAAGTCACGAGCTGTCAGTTTCCTACCAGCAGAGCTGCCACCAATACCCAGTGCGCCACTTCTTTCAGCAGCTTTGCGCATCAGCACGTTCTGATCAGCGTTCGGCAGATTGCCGGCAATCATGTCCTGAATAGCACGCCCAGACCCTGCCAACATCTCTTTATAGTTAGGCATAGTGCGGGCCAGTATTGAGTCAAGACGATCTTGATCTGCCATCGTAGTCTGATCAGCGAGCTGCTTCGCACTATCAAAGCTGGCTAGGTTGGCTGCAATGGCAGCTTCCTGCTCAGCTGTTTGATCGACTGGCTTGTATGTAGGTATCTTAGGCTTCTTCTTCATTAAGCCGCCAGCTATCCCAGCAACGGCACCTATTCCCATCATTGCTCCAAACATAATTTTAAATCACGCTTTCTATCCCACCGCCACCGTGGGTTTCGAGGTTGGTCATACGCAGCACGGGGACTACTCCGTCACCGTGGTAGTTGGCTAACTGATTGCGCAAAGATTCAACAGCCAGAGTGCGATACTCAGCAGCTGTTGCAAAGTCCCGGTTCTCTTCCATCTTGATAGCTATCGCCATATTCTTAATGGCGTAAAGATCATTGATCAGCAGAACATCCGTATCACTGACAGCCTCAATAAATCGAAGCTTCGCAATCACTGTGATAGACACAGTCCCAACATTACCTTCAGTGCATGTCCCGCAATCAGATAGATTCGGTATCAGCGACTTCCTGTAGCTCGGTATTGTCTCTGATGGCTCATACGAAGCGAGGTCCAGAAGGGTCGGAGTTGCATCAACCAACTCATAAAGCATTATGTTACCCTCAGTGGTATCCTTCAGAACTCCGGTAATAGACTGGAAGCTCGTGGCTGTATCGACAAACCCGTTATTCAATGTCACCACTTCACCATCCTGATAAACAGCTGTTGCTCCGGAACCGCTCTTCAGAGTGCGCACCCAATTACCGTTGGAGTCATACCCCATAATGGTAATGGTCTTTCCTGCGTCAGCCTCTAAGAACGCATACACACGCACCGGCTTCCCATTGCCAGACATGCTTCGGTAAGTAGGGACTTCCCCCCTGTCTATGAGCTGGCCACTAGAACCACACTCATCAGTCTGTAAGCCGTAACCGCTTTCCAAAAACTCAAACCATCCGTTACGAACTGTGCCCGGTGTCTTGTCTATGGCAAAGGTTTCAATGGTTTCAATCTGACGCGGCCACACAATGCAACCATCAGTAGCGCACAACGTGAACCTTCCATATGTCCCCTTCCACTTCCCGCTCTCAATCAGTCTGCGCTGAGCTTCATTGATGTATTCCGTAACGCGGGCATCCGTCTCGCAAAGGTTGAGATGCTTAGCGATTCGGGACTTTGCTGTAGCTAAGGTGGTCTTCATTACTTGATAGCGTAGTATATGCGGCCAGTGCGTTTGATGAAGTAAACACCGTAATAAGGAGGCAGATTCGTGTGGGCCTGACCGGAAGCTCCCGTCATTGATGTTGTTATTACTCCTGCTTTATTAAAGTTGTTGTAACTAGCGTTAGTGGTGTGACCACTATTTTCATGCAATGTAGCGTCCGCTAAACCCGAAGGATCTGAAGTAGACGCCGGTCCTGCTACAGCACGATAGTAAGCTTCTCCCAAATGCTCGTGATTCGGTAGTTGGTCTGAGGTCAATGTAACAGTTTCAGAACCACCGATCCCATTGATGGCAACATCCGCACCCGAAGGAAACTCACCGACACCAACCGGAAACTTTGCGGCAAGCCCTTCATCTACTTCCCAAAACGGACCACTGAAATCATTAACATCCTCATCAGCTCCTCCATCGTATGTCTTTAGGTCTACCAGTGATCCAACCCATATCCTTCGCTCATCTCCGCCAGCTGGTGTCTGATGTTTTGAAAGCCAGTAACCACTGGCATACACATAAACTCTGTCAGGCAGGTTTCCGACAGTGCGAATCCACGGCTTGTCAGTGTCGTCGGTAGAAGGCTTGTTCTCACCGTAGTTAAACAGTGAGTAATTGCCGTTCACATATGCAGTGGTAGTGCCGATGAACAGATCGTAAAGCTCGCTCACGTTATTGAAGCAAGCGTCAGGTGGAACTGTCCCCTTCTGTAGAATGACTGATTGATTAGTTGGCATATATTATCCTATCACAATGTATTCACCGAGGTCTGTGACCATCGGGCTGTCAGCGTCACCGCTTAAAACGGTGAGAGAGAATTGCGTGCCTGATGAGCACTCATCCACGTCCACTGTCGAGGAGAATGCAAAAGGGCTCTGGTCTGTGATGTCGCTACACTCTACCGTTAATGTTTTCTGACTCATATCCTATGAACAAGTGGTTGTGATGCATCCGCTGTAAGGCTCTTCAACAACAGGGTAAGCGTGCAGCCTGAATCCTTTAATACGAGCATCACCGGTCCAACCGATTCTCACAGAGAACTCGTAGGCTTTTCTCATTGGCATTCCATTGGTAGACTCACAGTCGTCAGCTGGCTGAGGTATTAACATCCTCGTCCTATACTGCGGCTTGTAATTGTTAAACGTCAGACAGCCTGAGTCCGGAGTGCAGTTCTCATACTTCACACACTCGCTGAAAGAATTCCAGTCTACCCACACAGGGTATTGGTTCGGCTTGTATTTAATGTCGAAGCTAACATTGCCTTTCAGTTCATCCACGAACATCTCGCCATACTCCAGCGACTTCATCTCAAACGGGTTCTCAAAAGAGAAACTGGAACTCTCAATAAATGAGGCAATGTCCGTAGTCCCGTTGTCCTTCCTTCCGTTCCGCGTAATCTCCCACAGCTGAATTCCACAGCTGTTCTCGGTGTCCAGATGGAAAGCAAAGCACCTATCTTCGTAATCAACCTCAGTGCTGATGAGCTGAAGAAACTTCAAACCAGTCCACAAACCATCCCACACTGGCGGCATCTTATCGCCGCTGCCACCAACTGAATCAAAGTCCATCACAACCAGCCCCCTGTAGTAGGTGCCACTGTCGTGCCTCTGGGGAGATACGGTTGCTAGTAATCTGTTATCAAACAGAACTGCGCTTGAGGTTTCGTAAGTGTCAGCCTGTGTGTCCTGAGCAATGAAAGGGTTCACCTCTCTGCTCACAGGTATCTGCCCGTATTGCTGCCACTCTCTTCTGCTACTGACGTAGCTTCGGATGCCGTCCGGGGATCGGTAGAACATATCACTATTCACCAGCACGCAGCTGCGATCACTAACAGAGCCGTAGCTGATAGCAACGATCCGAACGGTGGGGTATTCGACATTCTTCCACGAGTCTCGATCAACCGGCACATTGACAGCAAAGATGGCGTTTGCCGTGTGAACCAGCAATTCCCCCTGACCCAAGCTGGTGTCAGGCTGGTTCATAAACTTCATAGCCGTAATGTCACCTGTGTCCAGTGGCACAGCGAATGCACCACCTTCATTGATGTAAGTGTTCTCAGTGAACTTGATCACATCAGTAGGACCACCAACAATGTCGCCCGCAACAAACTCACGACCGCGTGCCACCCACAGCCTGCCGCCACCGTAAGCCATTGCTGTTCCGGTAGGGACTTCGTTTGCGCCAATGTCAGAGCGGCGGCAGTTCGCACCATCAAAGATAATGGGCCGGTTTCTGCCGTCCTGTATGATGAGATAATGCTCAGCCTGTTGGAAGTAAGCTACCCGTATGCGGGATGAATTGGGGTCCGGAGTCCTGTTCGATGACAGCGGCGTAATGTCGTTCACAACGCCAGTCCTCAGGTCAATTCTGTAAATGTAGCCAGCAACAGAGCAGATGATGTAAGAGCTGCCGCCAGACTTGTATGCAGAAGCTCCCTGAAACAGACCAGTCTTAAAGCGTGACTCCATTTGATCAGCATCCTGAGACGTGCCGGCAGCAAAGGTGAGCGGCATATCGTTGAACGCTGGTCTGGTCTTGGCAAAGCCGCCTCGCATTGTAACATTAACCGCAGAGCTAAGCTGATTGCGGGGCAGTAGGCTAGAGGCTTTCCCTCCATCAACGCCTCTCTCCAGCGTCATGAACCCATCACTGATGCGTTGTGAATCAAATACCGGCATTACACTAAGGCAGCAAAATAAAGAGTGAAAGGTGAAGGAAGCGATGTTCCGTCAATATGCATCTCAACACTGTTCACTGAGGTTGACACAATCTGCACAGGCTGAAATGACGCAGACGAATCGTGCTTGAAGTTTGCAACGATGATTGGGTTTGCTGTGCTTAGAGCGGAAGTGAACACCAGCGTGCATGTGAGTGTTCCACCGACAGCACCAGTGAGCGCACCGCTTGCAGCAATGTTAGTTGCGTTCGTTGCGGTAGAGCCTGTGATGTTCGATGCTGATGTTGTAACCTCAATATCAGCCCTCGCACCAACGCTCAACGCTGTGACACCGAGATCAGCGTAGGTAGGGATACCTCCAGAGATTTTAAAAAACTTACCTTCAGCACCATAAGCTGAGAGCTTCACCCAGCTTGTCCCGTTCCAGTAAGCAATGTCGCCAACTGCCCCTCCTGCGTTATCTAGATCCGTTAACGGGAGCTTGTTCTTAACTTGGCTGGTCAGATCCAACTGATCAGAGAAGTCAGTGAATGCAGGCTTGCGCCACGCTAAGCCGGTTGCAGCGGAGGATTTGTTAAACAGCGCATAGGTGTCATCACCACCACCGCTGAGTGCCACCTGAGCCGAGCCCGTGTGTGTCAGCAGTTGCGCCTTAGCAGACAGGAGGGCAAGCGAACCAGACGCACCTGCAGCACCTCTCGCCCCAGCGGGAGCGACTGTTGCGCCTGATGCTACCGTGTTACCAGTGACCCCTGTGTCGGTTGGGTAGCCGAGGCGAACAACAGTGATGTGTGAAGCACCTCTGCCAGCTATAAGATAATGTCCGGAACCTTCGATATAGCAGTAAGCGTTTGCTGACCATATGGTCGTATTGTCAACGTAGACATTAACAGCATTCCCTACGTTCGGTATCGTAAAGTTGCTTGTTGTCAGCGAGTAACCGTTCTTTCCATCAGTGCCATCATTGCCGGCTGCACCAGCAGCTCCAGCATTGCCGGCTGGACCGGGTGTGTTCACGACAGTTGTATCACATACGGGATCGCAGCAGTCGGAGGTTTTGTTCAGAGTAACAGTCATTGCTTGACAAGTATTATGAGTTAAGGGGTATTACCTTCTTCATATCAGGGTTAGCCCTGATATGAAGGTAGGGGTTACCCTATAGGAGCCATAGGCAGTTCACGCAACTTAGCTGTCAAGCATTTGATTAAGCACAAATACAATCTCGCCTTCGATATACAGCTCAATGAACTTGAGCTGGAGCTATTTGCGTTTAAAGTCGGGCTTCCTGTTGAGCGTGGAGGCTTGGGCAGATACCAGCACTGCCGCAATGTTGCCGACATCATGTGGCCTAAACTCAGTTGGAACCCGTGGCTTGAACGGATGATTGAGTGCCTCTGTGATGAGCAGTGGACATGCTGGGCTGGTTGTGGTGCGAGCGGCAAAACATTCGGAGCGAGTCTATTCTCGATGATATGGTTCGCAGCAGACCCGCTGAACACTTCCGTCATACTCACCTCCACCACAGCTAAGATGATCCGCAAGCGTGCTTGGCCTGTGATTCAGGAGCTGTATCGAACTGCCAAAGGTGGATACCCAGCGCATATGGTTGACAGTAAGACAACGCTGCAAGCTATCAGAGGTGACGATAAGCACGCAATCTTCGCTATACCAGTGCTCGATGGTGCTACGTCCAAAGCTGTTGCAAACATTCAGGGCATACGTTCACCGCGCACATTTGTCATCGTTGACGAAGCAACAGACACACCTGAAGCAGCTTTTGAAGCTTGCTCCAATCTTCAGAAAGGAACACGAGAGTTCAAGTTCCTCGCCATTGGTAACCCTCACAGCAAGTTTGATCAGCACGGCAGGTTCGCCACGCCTAAGAATGGATGGGGATCAGTAAGCGTTGAGGATGAGGAATGGGAAACTGAGAGAGGTGTATGCGTTCGGTTTGACGGGATGAAGTCCCCCAACATGCTTGCTGGCAAAAACAAATACGACTACCTCATCAATGAAGACCAGATCAAGCAGGCACAGAAATATGATGGTGTAGATTCGCCTAAGTTCTGGAAATACACACGAGGCATGTGGGCTCCGGAAGGGGTGTGCAAAACAGTCCTTAGCGAGAGTCTGGTTGAGAAATACAAAGCCACACATCCAGCTACGTTCGTCAGTCGCAGCGAGATGATTGCTGGGCTTGATCCAGCTTTCAATGGTGGTGACAGGTGTGTGATTCAGTTCGCACGTTACGGTGACTTTGATAACGGGAAGATGGGAATTCAGATGGAGCACAGCGAGATCATTGAGATCAACGCTCAATCATCTGAGCCGGTGCATTTCCAGATTGCCAACAGGGTGAAGACTCTGTGTGAGGAGTATAAGGTGTCACCTAACAGACTCGCTATTGACGCCACAGGTGAAGGTGGTGGCCTGTGCGACATTCTCTCAAAGGTGTGGAGTCCAGCCATCCATCGCGTCGAGTTCGGCGGGAAAGCAAGCGACAGGCCTGTATCACCTGAAGACTACCGTAAGAGCAGCGATGTTTACGCCAATAAGGTGACTGAGCTTTGGTTCAGCGTGAGGCAGTGGGTAATCAATGAGCAGTTGCGAGGGATGAGTATCGACTCAGCTGTGGAATTCTGTAGCAGAATGTTTGACGACGAGAAGCGTATGACCATCATCGAGCGAAAAGCCGATATGAAAGCCCGCACTGGCAAGTCTCCTGACTTAGCTGACGCTGTCGCAATCGTGGTTGAAATGGCTCGTCACATCGGTGGGTATGCTACAGCCAAGAAGCGCTCAAGTAACGGTAGTAGCTGGGACCAGATGGTGAAGCGTTACGATAGCATTTACTACGACACTTTCGCATGAAGGATAAGAACATCATACAAATCCACAGGAGCTACAAAGCTTTGTCGCTTTATGAGAAGGTTAGCGTTGAGCGGTGGCAGAGGTTCAATCCGGAATACACTTACTACTTTCTAAACCACGATGAAGCTGACCAGCATGTTTACGATTTATTTCCGGAATGGAAGGAGCACTATGAATCACTGCCATTAGGTTCTCAAAGCAATATCAGAAGAGCTGCCATCCTTTTCAACATTGGAGGCATTTACGTTGACTGTGATCTGTGTCCAGTTGTTCCTCTCAGTGAGTATATCCCTGAAAAATCTGAAGTGGTGCTCTTCTCTCACCCGATTCGCAATATGTATATGAACGCTTGCTTTGCGTCCGACAAGGGGCAGGAGCTTATGAAACAGCTTGCATTTGAAGGGCTACGTAGAACGTTTGACTTAGAACAGCCAAGCGATCAGAAGTCTGATGACTGGCTCTCGTGGCACTTCCACACGACAGGCGTGTTATGTTGTCAGGATGTTTTTGGCGCATCACCTTACAGGATGGAGGATGCAATATCGGGACTTCATTATCACCATCACGATGTAGCTGATGGTAATGCTCCGAGCGATATGAAAGCGATGCACTTTGGGACCGGCCTGTGGATGCCGAGGAGGAGTGCTGTAAAGCCTCAGGACATGTATAACGAGCAGAACATCAATCTGAATGCGTTGCATGAGATGTTCGGGCCAACAGGCAGGAAGCTGTGAAGAAACTCAGACCAGTCACAACACACCCTCATGGCGGGTTTAGTTACACTCAGGAGGAAACCGGGTACCACATGAGCGACCGCACATTTGCTGGCCTGCTGAATAAGGTGATCGAGCACCGAAAGGCAAACAACATCCCGGTCCCGTTCAACATCGACGACATTGTTGAGAGTCATGTATGCAGTGAGCATCCCGACTTCTGTAGAGACAAAGATGTAAAGATTCCGAAACGGGATCAACAAATCACACTTGAGCTTGCTGTCAGGTTTACGAAGACACTCTTTTACGCTGCCGGCGAAAGGGTTGATCAGGTCGAAGCTGAATCCCGAGCTGAAGTCTGCTCGACATGCGAAAGCAATGTTGAACCAATAGGGTGCAACGGGTGCACGAAAGGCATTGTTAAGAAGGTTATATCCTTTGTAACTGGCAGCAAAACGACATCAAAGGATTCACAGCTCAAATCGTGCAGACACTGCGGCTGCTTCAATGCAGCTCAGATATGGATGCCGGTTAATGCGTTGCAGAAATCAATTTCAGAAGAAGAGAACCAAGCGTTGCCAGACAACTGCTGGAAGAAAAAGCTATGAACACATCCAACACACTCCCGCTGGAGAACATTGATGAGAAGGGCAACCCGCCAGAGTCACGCATGTCTGACGCCGCATCTGTTGTGTCACTGGTTGATATGATGATCAGGTCCGACGAAGAGCGGAACAGGGTGAGAGCTAAGGTGAAGGGTCTAGTCGATGGTAACCCCCCTTACAGCCCATCAAAGCTAAGATCAACAGGCCAAGCATACAGAGCCAACGTGAACTTCAGAGAAGCAGAAGCGTTCTTCTCGGTCTCACTGACAGCTTTCTATGACATCTTCAGTGAGACGCCGACATACGCCACTGTCCGGACGAATACGGGCAACGACTCAGAGAAGGTTCATTACTCCCGCATCATCACTGAAGAGTTTGATCGCTTGCAAAAGAAGGATCGTGAATTCGACTACACGATGCAGCTGAGCCAGCACGAGATGGTGCTGTTCGGTGTTGGCCCAATGGTGTTTGAGAATCCTACCAGCTGGCGTGCGAGAGCTATGAAATCCGGAGACTTGCTCCTTCCTGAGGGGACTAGAAGCAACACGACTGACTGGGAGGTTGCTGTTGTGCGAAGAGGGTTTCAAGCTCACGAGCTTTACCGCTATATCCAAAATGAATCAGCTGCATCTCAGGTGGGGTGGAATGTTGATTGCGTTCGTAAAGCAATCATCAACTCCGGACCTGAGGAGTTTAGGAGACAGCAGAATTGGGAGTGGCATCAACAGCGCATACGCAACAACGACCTGCATTACTCAGCTCAGTGCGGAGTTATCAGTGCAGCTCATGTTTATGTAAGGGAATACCCGCAGGACGGTGAGGCTGAAGGAAAGATCAGCTGTTTCATTGTTTTGGAAAACAGTGAAGGGAAGGAATTTCTCTACAAGCATATCCGGAAATACAACAACTGGGATCAGGTTGTTCACCCAATGTATTACGACAAAGGGGACGGACAGCACCACAGTGTCAAAGGGCTGGGTGTTAAGATGTATCCAGTTATTGAACTGAAGAACAGGCAGAAGTGTCAGATGATTGATGCCGCCGCAATGTCCAGCTCAATACTGCTGCAACCAGAATCCCCAGAAGTGGAGCAGCAGGTTAATCTCGTAAACTTAGGCTCAGTTACGGTCCTGCCTCATAGATACAATGTAGTGCAGCGTCAGTTTTCGGGTATCATTGACGCACCTATGGCAGTGGACAGGGAGTTGGAGAACGTAATGCAGTCCAACTTGTCTCAGTACAGGCAGAGGCTGGACAAGCCTCAGGGCAACCCGAAGACCGCAACAGAGGTTCAAGCTATCGTGCAGCAGGCAAGCGTTCTCGGGAAGACACAGATTGCACGCTACTATCAGCAACTAGACAGGTTTTTTGAGGAACGATTCCGGAGGGCTTCATCACCTAACACAACTGACCGTGATGCAATGGAGTTTCAGAAGCGCGTGCGTGAGCGCGGGGTTCCAGCTGAAGCAATGAATGATATTGACTACGTGCAAGCCAGCCGCAACTACGGTCAGGGTTCAGCGTTCCTGAGACTACAGACACTCGCTGGACTAATGCAGATCAGTGGCCAGCTGCCCGAGTCCGGAAGAGAGGCATTACTGCGCGACTACATTGCAGCACTTGCCGGCCAGCAGCAGGTAGGTAGATACATCGCGGAACCTGATCAGGACATTTATGCTCAAGACCAGCTTGCCGAAGCTAACATTGAGAACTCAATTATGCAGATCGGTAATCCCGCAATCATCACCAACTCTCAGAACCACATGCTGCATGCACAGGCGCACCTGTCCAAAGGGGTAGAGCTTGCTCAAGCTGTCCAGCAGGGTGCTGCACCTGAGCCTGTTGCTGAGTTCTTCGGGCTACTGCTGCCTCACATAGGCGAGCATCTGATGCAACTTTCCGCTGACCCGAACAGGAAGCAGCAGGCAAAACAGTTAGAAGATCAGCTTGAAGAGTTGACCGCATTTGCAAACGAACTCGCCAATCAGGTTTCGCAGCAAATGGAGCAGCAGGTGGCTGAACAGCAGCAAGCACAAGCTGGTCCTAGCTTAGAGGAGCAACTAAAAATCTCACAGATGGAGAGAGAGGAAGCCCGTAAGGATGCCGCACTGAAGGCTGAGATAGAACGCAACAATCTCAAGCTGCAACAGGAGATGGCAATAGCTGACGCCAGAACTGCTGCAAGCTTGTAGCAACAATAAAAAAGACAACAAATGATAATCGTTATTCCCTTCTGCATTAAGGATTGCAGAGTCGCATTAAAGACTATCGAGTGGATATACGAGTTGGATGGAAAGCTTCCGTTTGAAGTGATCCTCTCGTATGACACTGACGTGCCAGAAATGCTGGTAACTGACATTGACGCAGTTGCCAACAAAGCATTCAGCGGGGTCATTCACTTCCGTTACAACGAATGGAAAGGAAGACCCAACTGGCCCAACCCTCAGAACTATGCTTTCCAATGCTTGTGCTGGGAGATTATCAACAAGCATAAGAAGCCGTTCCTGTTTATGGAACCTGATGCTGTCCCAATCCGAAGCGGATGGGCTCATGACATATGGTCTGACTATCAGGCATGCGGGAAACCGTTTATGGGGCATATTGTTCACGGGGCGATCACGCCAACGTCACTGCACCTGAATGGCGTTGCAGTCTACCCGCCAAACCTACACGAATACTCCACGGCTATGATGATTCCCCCAGATGGTATGGCGTGGGACGTTGCAGGCAGCTACGGCAGTGTTGTTCAGAATGCCCGTCACTCAAAGCTCATCATGAATGTGTGGGAAATTGATGAGAACAACAAACCTGTCATCAGCGGGGGCATCCACCCAACATTCCCTGATCAAAAAGCAGTTGATGATTTAGTGGACTTCGATGCCGCTCTGTTCCATCGGGCAAAAGACGGGACGCTGATCGACAGGCTTAGGGAAAGGCTACCTAAACCTGAAGAGAATGAGCCTGAGACACAGGAACCAGCATCACTCATACCGTCAGAGCCTAAACGTAAGGCCAAACGCAAAGCGAGGAGGCGGAAGTGAGCAACATAGTCTACACATACTACGATGGCATTTATGAAGGTGATGGAGATGTTCTGAGCGAAGACGCTGAAAAGCAGCACGAACTGATGGCGGGATGGAAGAGGAGCTGGTCTAAGCGTGGCTGGTCCCCCCAAGTGCTGACAGCAAAGGATGCAATGCTTCACCCTCTCTACGATATGTACACTGAGCGATGCAGCAAGCTTCCGACTGCCAACATGCCTGCTTACGAAATGGCATGCTACCACAGGTGGTTAGCTGTGGCCGCTAAGGGTGGCGGGTTTATGTCTGATTACGATGTAATAAATTACTCGTTTACGCCTACTCAGCCTCAAGCTGATTTGGTTATATTTGAATCAAACTCAACGGAAGACAATGTTACACCATCGGTGGTAGGAGGGAGTGCAGCAGGATTTACTACGGCGGCAATGATTTTCGCCACATGCGATGGCAATAGCGTCAGGCTGGATGAAGGTAGCACGCCGCACACAAGTGATATGATCATACTTCAACACATGAAGCATAGCGGCATTTATGCGACATGCCCAATCGTTAAGCAGTATGGAACAAAAGGGTGGAAAGAAGCACCACTTGTCCACTTCAGCCACGGGGCAACACGCAACATTAATCGAGGAAAGTTCGCACTAGAATCCAGACCTATTTAACAGCAACCAAACTATGACAGCACTAACCCAATGGATAACAGACCCGGCAGCAGTAGCAGCTGCTCAGAAGATTCAATCTACTGAGACGTTTAGTCGGATGATGAATGTAATGGCGGAGGAGTCGCCATTATCACGCAACCACGTCCCGTTTGGGTCAACGGCAACAGACTTCGCATACGCTCACGGCATGCAGAAAGGGTATGAGTATGCGATTAAACTCTTAAAGGCTATGGCGCAACAGGCACCAGAGCTACCAACCGAACCAGAAGCAACATTCAGTAAGGCTAATTATGAGTGAAGACAATACAGCAACAACAGTGAACGAACCAGTGCAGGCAGAACCAGCTGCAATCAGTGGTAAGCCGGGGCTTCATCCTGACACCAATAAGAAAATCTCCTCAATGGCAGATGCTTTCCGCAATGCGATGAAGGGGACTGAAGCACCTTCACCAAAGGCAGTGGAACCTGCTGACACCAGTAAGCAAAGCGCAGAACCTGCTGGCAACGATGACATTAGTTTAGATGATTCCAAAAGCACTGACTCAGCGCAGGCTAACGAAAAGCCAGTCTCTCGCAGTGCCGCAGATTTCAAGCTGATCAAGCAGGAGCGTGACGCAGCTAAGCAGCAGGTCGCTGAGCTGATGTCAAAGCTGAGCGACTTTGAAGGACTGGAGGGTGTGAAGAGTGAATACGATAAGCTCAAGTCTGAGTATGATCAGATGAGCGAGACGCTTACTGTTACCAATCTGGAACGTCACCCCAAGTTTAAGGAGCAGTATGTCAAACCTATTGAAACGCAGATAGACAGAGCAAAGGCTTATGTCCCCGCTGAACAGCGTGAAAAGCTTGCAAAGATTTTGCGCATGCCTGTCGGTGATGAAAGGGCTAACGCTATCGACGAACTGACTGGCGACCTGCCGGCATCTCGGCAAGCTTACCTTCAGAACATTGTGAGTCGAATTGATGAGATTAGCTACGAGCGTGACCAAAGCATTAGTGCTGCGCGTGAAAGCTACGAAAAGCTCCAACAGGAAGAGAATCTGATCACTGAAAAGAAGACTGCTGAAAGAAATCAAGCACTGGAGAAATCGTTCAACTCAATGCTCAAGCAGGCACAGGATCAGATTGGCATTTACCAGCTGCGTGAAGGTGACGAGGAGTGGAACACTGGTGTCCGTGAGCGAGTCAACTTAGCTAAGAAGATTCTAATGGAACAGAACACATTTGAGGACGCAGCAACAGCAGCCCTGTGGGCAGCAAGCGGTGGAGCATTAGTTGAGCAGAATGCAGCATTGGTAGAGCACAATCGCAGGCTGGCTCAGGAGCTTGAGCAACTGAAAGGGGCTGAGCCCAGCGCAGCAGGAACAACAAGCAACGGGGCGTCCAGCAGGTCAAAGCCGGGTGGCAACTCTTTCTCTGATAGAGTGATGGGTGAACTGCGAGGGCTGGGCATAGGTGCTCGTTAGCAAGTTTGGCTGTGGGGTCCGTAAGCGCAGGGGTTCCCGTTGTCTTTACCCTGTAGAGTTGCACCTCCGACCTGTCGCACTTACGGGCAGACAGGTTGCCTTTTTATTTGACCAATACGTGTACCGCCGATACATTACACACATCAAACGGAGTGATGCCCGTTGATTATCTCGTTATATGGTTTCCTGACTGCATAACAACACACCTCTCGGTGACCCCCCCTTTTCGGTTTAGTTTACGTTTCCCGAAAAGGGGGATCTCTTTTTCCAGCTTGACAACAATTGCCAACATTCCCGAAAAGGGAATCGCGTGGAGAGCAGCACGCATAAAAGCAGCTCACCTTAAATAGCCCTACGCTGAGGATGGCAACCTCCTTTCGGCCTAAGTTCGGTTTTGGCCAGCCGTTATAGCACGCTCGTGCCCTGTCTCAGTTGACAGACCCAGCACGCAGCATTCTGAAGCTAACTTACACAGAAAAACTATTATGGCATGTGCAAACGTATTTGACGCATTCGCTATTGCGACAGAAAACCTTTCTGACGAGGTTTATCGCAATGCTTCGTATCGTTCAGTGTGGCTGAACGCAGTCCCTCGATCAAAGTTTGAGACGGGTGTAGGAACCACAAAAACAACTTTCGCAATCGAAAACTCTGAACCCACTTCTGATGAAGAAACGTGGGCACAGATTAACAGCGCAGCTGTTGGCGGCGGTGCTGGTGGCGGCGCAGGCGGAAGCTGTGCATCAACCTTCAATGAAGTTGGTGTCGGGTTCTCGACCCGCACGTACAATCCGGAAGTTTTCGCATTGTCCGGTCCTATCATTTGCAAGGATGACCTTATCTATGACCACAACGTCGATGTGTTCCTGCGGGCATACATTGAAGAGCTGACCAAGCGTGCTCAGCGCAGCTGGGAAAAACGCTACGAACAGCTTTACATGAAGTTCGCCAGCAAGCTTTCCGTTGGTGATGCAGCGACTATCGTTGACACTGAAGACTTCATTGGTGACATTGATTTCTCCGGTGACGGCGGTGTCTCCACCTCTACCATCACACAGCAGTTGCTTGACCAGATTGCTGTTGAGCTGATTGATCGCGGGGCAACCAATCCCGATTCCAATGGGTTCATTTCCTTCGGAGAAGACGGACCCGTATTCCCTCTGTTGATCGGTTTGGAAGCCTCTCAGCAAATTGCTCTCAACAACAGCGAGCTGCGGAATGATTTCCGTCACGCTGAAAGTGGCAAAGGTGGAGCATCTGAATTGATGAGCCGCATCGGGGCTACACGCGTGATCAAAAACTTCCGTCACGTTCCAAACCTGCGTCCACCTCGCTTTACGTGGGACGCTGGTTCCAACACTTACAATCGTGTTGCTACTTACGAGATGGTAGCTCCTGCCTCTGGGTCTGGGCTGAAAGCCCAGCTGACGGCAGCATACAAAGCAGCCCCATACGAAGCCGCAATCGTGATGAACCCGAACGTGTTCACTTCTGAGATCGTTCCACCCATCAACGCTGCTGGCGGTGTCAGTTGGAATCCTACGACCTATATGGGTGAATGGCAGTGGGTGACCGGTGGTAATAAGATTCAATCAGCTGGTGCTGACTGTCTTGATCCTCTGGACAAGCTTGGTCGCCACTTCGCAGAGTTCAAGCACGCACCTCGACCAGAGTTCCCGAACTACGGAATGACTCTGATCTTCAAGCGTGCTTGCGGTGCAAGCGGTGCTATCAGCATGACTGACGTAACAGCTTGTTCTAGCTAGTGGATAGTATTCAAAGCTGGCACTCACTCTCTAATGGTGGGTGGGTGCCAGCTCTTTTCACAATAAGTCGAAGCAGCAGAAAACACTTATGGACAATCCCGCAATTTATTCTGATGGGCTGGCAAACTCGATACAGGACAGTCCTCTTCGCACTCAGCAGAAAATGCTCGGTGCGCTCAAAAATATGGGTGGAGATGCGACCAGTGCCGCAACACAGACAGTCACAACTGTCACAGCTGTTGCCGCTCAGATTCTCGCAGCAAACACCTCTCGCAAATTTCTTACGCTTCAGAACACAGGCACGCAGGAAGTCTTCGTGAAGTTCGGATCAAACCCGACAGTCTCTCCGAAGTCCTTTGCTTTCATTCTGAAGCCAGCAACCGCAGTGAACGGTGGTGATGGTGGTGTTCTCTCGTTGCAGACATACACCGGCAGTGTTCATGCAGTGACAGCATCGGGAAACTCCGATGTTGCAATCACTCAGTTCACTTAATCGAAACTGAAAGGAACCGGCAATGACGGTTGGATTCGATCTCGGTTTGGCGCGAGCTGTCACCTTCTCAATCAGTGGGGGAGGTAAGCGGCTGATTCAAATGGCCGATGTGGGAGTTGAGTCACCTTACTACATTATCAACTACAATTGGGTGGATCACCTCGGTAATCGGATTGTGGATGATGCTGGCAATGCCATCGTCTTCGCTTCTCCAATATCAGCTCAGCTCGTTGATGATGTGGGTAATCACATTGTCACTGATGGCGGAGACAACCTCATCCTTATTGATAACGGTCCCGCACCTATCTAAACCGGCACACTTGGAACAAGCACCGGCAACACTGTTGTCGATGATTTGGGCAATTACATCCTCTTATTAAACTACTAAAACATTATGGCAGACATCAGAATTAAAGACCTCGCTAATAC